ATCTGCTGGATTGCTTTCGTTCGCAATTCTAGCGACCAAACCGCACCCGCTCCCTGACTCGGCCCCAGACTGGATCTCCCAATCTCAAACGCCTGAGTCAAGTACGAAGTTTGACCACTAAAGAGCGGATCCTCGAATGCCATAATCTGTTTTGAGCGGTACCAAACATCGCGCGTGACCCAAAAAAAGTTGTTCTTTGCAAGATGGAAAGCGGGATCGTGAACAGTTACGTTCACCTGAGCGCATAAAGACATGCTGTAACTGACGTTGACGGAGAGTATGGCGGCATCTATTCCCGCGTCTATCTGACCCTCGTTCCAGATGAGTCCAGAATCTCTCGCCACCGCCGACGACGGCATGTCGATGTCGGGCATTTATTGACTCGACCCCCACTCGTCGTAACCGTCGTAGTCGATGGCGGCCTGGCCTCCACTGCTGTTGATGGTCGTATTGCTCGCCTGGCCCGGGTTCGCGCTCGCCCAAGCCTGATACACCTCCGGGTCAACGTCTTGGCTACCTCGGGCCTCAATCGCCTTGAGGGCCTCCGGTGACGGGCCGACTGCCGAATCCTTCGCCGCATTAGATGCGTCACTCGGCATCAACGGAACCACAATGTTGGGCTTGCCAAACCGAACCGACTTAATCGATTCGACAGGCATCTCCTGCAAAGTCAACTTGATTTGTGCAGTCGTGATTTCCTTGTTGCCCGCCTCGATTGTACGACGCATAGAACTGATAGAAAGATCACTGATAACAAACTCCAATGGTTTGCCAGTTGTCTCAGCGCGTCTCATGGAAACCCTCAAAAGTTGATCCAAGTGGAAAACAGAAATCGGATATGGCCGTTGTGCCATTCGCCGAAGAACTTCTATTTTTTCATAAATTCCGGTGACAAGACCATCCGGAAGCGAGACTCCCATGCTTGACGTTACAGTATTAGCAATCAGAAAATCCATAGAAACTTTCATAAGAGACCACGAAGAAAACTCCACGATGGGAAGATCCCCAGATCGAGGAACCTCAACCCACTGGGCTCCAAGCCCCTGATAAGAAACATTACTTGGAGCATAATCGAAATAGAATATCTCATCTTTCGCAATCCGAGGATTCAACGTATGCAACGTGTAGTTGGCAAAACTGTAGTCATGCGGGTATCTCTGCAACAACTGAGGCTTAGTCCAATGATCCAACTGAGTGTTTGGAGGGCCGCCCCTTGGACCAGAGGTTCCCCCCGGCGGCACAAGGTAACCAAAGGGCGCGTGCACGACGACTCGTGAAGCCGGTGGTGACAGCGGAGCCACATAGGGGTAAGTCGTGTAATCCCCCGGGTTTGTCCGGTCGTTCCTGGTACCAGGATCGCTTCCGGCGACAACCGGCCGCCTACCCTGATCCATTCCGTAAACATCAAATCCTTCCGGAGTGATGGTTTCGATTTGTTCTTCAGCGTAGAAGACTTCAATCCAAGCGGAAGTAAAACCCTCAGATAGCAACTTGGTTCGAAGCATTGCCTGGATCCGGCTTTGAACATGGTCCGGAGAACCACCAATTCCACCCAGTTGAATACTTTTGAAAACAGTTGAAACTGCGTCCAGCATCTGGGGTCGATAGATTTCGTACATAGTGTTGGTCGCCTCAGTGTCCACGAACCCTACGTTTCCATCGCCCAAGTTACCCAAACCTGTTCGCTGCCGACGCTTCTGGGCTCCAACCGAGGCATGAATCCTACGAAACTCGGACAAGCGTTGCCACGCCAGGGTTGTTGCGTACACCCTCTGATAGGCCTCCTCCGCAGAATTTTCGCCTGCGTCATCCTCGGCGCCAGGCACAGCCCGCTGCCTTTCCCATGGTCGTGTTCCATCGGGATTGAGACGACGACCCCCGGGGTTTCGCCCCTGACCACGGACTCCAGCCTGGACATCCTTTACCCAATCGTCGGCGACGCTGCTGCTTAGCATCTCGTAGAAGTCAATGCCGACCGTTCCCACTCCAGTTGTTCTTTGACCCTGACCATCCGTGTAATACAAAGAGAATTTGAGACCGCCATCATCATGTCTGCTGTGACCGTCCCAGAAATACATCTCTCTCACAGCCGGCAAACCCGCTTCCTCCGCTCTTTTGGCCATTCGATTTGCATGTTCAACGTTCAAGCCGTTTATAAAAGCAATATCTGTAGGATCTAAGTACTTGTCAGCCGCCCATCCAATCCACTCCCACAACTGATAACGCTGCAGGGCACTAGTATTTTCATTAACAACACCGTCTCGTATGAAATATGTTCCGCGCAATCCCTCGTAATCGGTTGCCCGGTAAAGTTTGCCAAGCACGTCGCTGTACATGCCACTATTAGCCTGGGAAATAAACGACAACTCGGTGGGAGCAGAATCAACCAAATACTGATTGCCGGAGTTCGTTGGGTCGTCCGAGATGACAGCGGGCCACTTCAACTGTCCGGGGACCAACGAATCCGTCAGTTCAACCGTGGGCCACCGGGCGCCATATCTTCCTTTCGGCATTACGACCTCTCCCGATTAGATCTGTTCAAATTCTGAATCTCATTCATAACCATCGAGGCCACTTCTTGTGAATTCGCGTTAGGTCCACCAGTCACATTAATGGTGTAATTGTTGGTACTCGACCCGCCTCCCATTCCCCCCTGGGACGATGAAGTGTCGCCAACGGCAGGCACGGTATGCAGATGCCGGGAGTCGCCCATGCCGTGGAACTCCGCGTACCCCCCACCACTCTTGATGCCCTGCTGGTAAGCCCCAAGATTGTCGCCCACAAGGTCTAGAGCCCTGCCGGTTACATGGTCGGAGTTGCTGGACCCAAGAGCGTAATTGCGGTATCCGGACGTAATGGTGCGCTTCCCGGCCAGCCCCCCGCTAATGCGATCGTGCGCTGCGAGAGTGCCAGCCATAGCGCTTGACGTATCACCCATCGGATGCTTTGTGTCGCCCGTACTCAGTTTGGCAGCGAGATCTTTGACAGCGACTTCGAACGTTCCCACGCTGGTTTTGAATGTGTCGGCGAAGCCAGCCATGTCTTCCCCTGACAACGCCTCCGTCCCTACGCCTTCCTTAAGTGCAGTGAGGTTAGTTATGGCACCCGGACCAAGAATGTCATTGAGAGAGTCCTTCAGCCGGGTCCGACCTGCAGCGTTAAGATTGCCGTCGTCGTCTTTGAACTCCCCCCCCGTTTCCAATGCGGTCATCCCGGCAAACATCTGGGCGAGATGCTGCTGGCTACGGAAGTCCAGGTCCTGCATGACGCCTTGCTTCAAAGTGCCTTCAACGCCAGCCCCCATCAAATTGCCAGTTACCGACCGCCTAAGAGAAGACACTTTCCGCTCATCGAACGTGGACGCCTGATCGGCGAGAATCCCCGGGATATTCCCGGTCATAATTGACGACCGGTACTTGTCTCCTGCGAGAACACCGTTCGTCTGAGTGAATGCCTTATCGTTAGCAAACAACCTATTGAACATGGCCTCCCCGGCCATCGAGTCGCCCTTAGCGAGATCTATGGCATAACCCATTTGATCCTGAAGGAATCGTTCAGCGTCCCCCTGTCCTACATCTCCAGCGTCAACCTTTTCCTTCCAAGCCCTGGCGCTTTCGTCCATGGCAATGGACGCCTCAAACGCCTTGGCGTCCACATCCAACGATTCATAGGTTGTAGCCATCTGGTCTTCGAAGATTTGATTGATGGCATCTCGGGTTTGCATCAATGCCCCAGAAAGTTGTTTAATCATCTCTGTAGTACTTTGGGCTGCGTCATACAGATTGACACCAACGGTGCCTGCCATTTCGAGAAGTTTCTCTTCCGAAACATCAAACATGCCTGTCATGTGTTCCATGCGGTTGCTGTACTTGTCTAGAACAGTGGTCGCTACGCCGTGATGCTTTGTTATTTCCGGCAGCATTTCATCCAAGAATTCGAACGGCCGTTTAAGGGCTTCGTCGCGTTCATCTGTCGTCATTGAGACGCCAAACTTGGTTTGGTTGTTGTAAATATCTTGCACGACTGCTTGTCGGGCGGCGTGACCTGCCCGTTCGTTCTCTGTCTGGTCAACCCATTTTCCGGCCTCCTCATCCCACTGCCTGCCGCCCTTCCTCTGCAGAGCATTGGCTGCGTTGCCGCTCGTGATGAGGCCGCCCATTCGGTCGACATTCATGACACGCTTCATCCGTTTTCCGGTAAACGCCTTTCCTCCTGCCCGGGCATTGTCGATACCCGAAATCATCCCTCCCCAAATCTCGCTGGCGGTCTCTCTGGCGTTTGCTTCAACTTTTTCTCTGGCGGCTTTGCCTTTGCCGAAGTGCCCCATAACGCCTCCCGCTATGGCGCCAACGATGGCGCCGACGACAGCGCCCTGTGGGCCGATCATTCCACCGAGAGCGGCACCGGCACCAGCACCGGCCATCGCTCCCCCCGCCGCTGTTTGTGCTTTCAGAGCGGTACCACCAAGACCAACGGCGGCACCCAGCAGGGGATTGATCATGGCGATTGAGGAACCAAGGTTCATTGCCCCTTGGGCTTCGTCACTCATGAAGCCGCTCGCCACACCCATGCCCATGCCCACACCCATGCGCGTGCCAAAACCTGATCCACTTCCCACTTTATTTCTGATCTGGGCGGATCGAGCACTGCCGGCGCCCAGCCGTCGCATCGCTTTAGTTCTCATCTTCTGTCTGAGCGTTTTGGGGCCTGTCGGGTCACTCGTTAACCGAGTGGTGCTCATCAACTTTTCTCGCTGCCACGCCGCCTTGAGGTTTCCCCTCAATGCCTTTCGGCCCGCCTTGCCGCGCGCAGCACCCGCCAGGGACCTTCCTACACTCTTCCCGTAATACGGATTTCTTTCCACTCCGCCACCCGGCCGGGCCACTTCCTCGTTCGCCCGTATTACCTCTTTCAGTTGGCCCGGAGTCATTTGGCTGAAATCGAGTCCATTAGCACCGGTTCCGTCGCCATAAGCACCACCCAGCGATGCGGCCAGTCCCCCACCCCCGGCAACCTCCCGCTTGAGTCTGTCGGCCGCGCTGGGTGCGAGGGCGGTTCGACTAAAGCCGGGCTCAACGAATCCTCCAGGCCCGGTGCCGGGGGCTGCCGCACCAATATCCGATGTAAACAAAGATCCCTGCTCGGCGGCCCCCTGGGGTTTCATGTACTCCTCAAGAACGCCGCCCGAGGGCGACAGCCCTAGCGACGCCATTCCCACCGCATTCGGGACCATGTTCCCGGCACCAAACTCCTTGTCGCGACGATGGAAGCGCATCGTGCCCTCGTTGAAATACGGCGTGGCGGCCTGCTCGCCGAGCAAGGTATCCATTGAGAGTTGTTCATTCGGGGAGGTGTAACCCGTTCCACTACCAGCGCCAGGTCTCATGACACCCTGGCCTGGCGGACCAAATTGATATTTATCGGCAGTGTTGTAGTCGTTCGCACCGAAGAGTCGAGGGCCGACTGCTGCGCCGCCAACGCCAAGGCTGCCGCCTATTGCACCCCAGCCACCTGCTCCTGCTGCCGCTGCGCCACCTGCTGCTGCTGCTGCGCCACCACCAAGTCCGAGTGTTGAATTCCTTGTTGCATGTATGACTGCGGCGCTTGGGGCGTAACCGTAATCAGCAAGAGCCTTACCGCCGCCGCCTGCGCCACCGCCTGCGCCCATGGGTGCACCGTTAATGTTGACATTTGCGGCAGTCACGGTCATGTTGTTGAGGTTTTTTAGATCAAGCCCCTTTTCTACAAATGTCCCCTTCGTGTTCTTCGCCCCCCTGAACGCCTGACTCAGAGCCATCATCGTGAATGCGGAACCTAATCCCGGATTCTTCCCTTCCGCCTTGCCGAGCGGTGAAAATCTCCCCCCCGTAATGCCACCAACCAACCCCTTAACTCCTTTGGCAAAACTGGTAAACGTTTCAACCAACTGGGTTACACCATCGATCATTTTGTTGATAAACGGCATGGCGTCTTGAAACATTTCTGTCCATGCCGTTTTAAAACCAAGTAGTGCCTCAAGAAGACTCCCGATCGCAGTGCCATGCGCCAAGAAATCCTTCTTCGAATCAATCAAGAAAATTCTCAGGTTCTTAAATGAACTGCTGAAATAATCACCTATCGGACGAAGAATGTTCATGAACATATCTTCAAGAACTCGAGCGGCACTCAGCAACGGAGCAAGAGAAGATGTGACCTTCTTCCACCCGTCAGTAAACCGACCCCACCAATCGGCTATCCGCCCGAACATGCCCTCCGCTTTGGGAAGCCACTTGGTCATAAGTTTGACCATTCCGCTTTCGATCTTCTCCATGGCCGACACCATGCCACCGAGAAGACCGCCCTTCCCAAACCTGACAACATCAGCACGAATCTTGAACAGCAAACGTCGGAAAATAATCGTCACTTCATCAAGAGACCCTTTTACGTCTCCGAGGAAAGCATCACCGATATCAGCAAAATCGGTACGAATAATAGTAAAAGCCGCTTTGAATCGGCTGACCAATGTTCCAGAAACCGCATCCCATTGACCCTCAACGCCAGCGATTTCAGATATGAGACCAGTTCGGATCGCATTCTTTACTTTTTCGACCGAGTTGATACCCCGCTTCCGGAGTGTCTCCCAGGTCTTCTTCCCCAACTCGCCCATGCCCTCGAAGGATTTCCTGATTTCACCCATGTTCACCTTGGGGTCAGTCAGGAGACCGACTACTTCACCCAGCCACTTCGCTGCTGCTTCAAGCGGCTGACCCGCTGCAGCAATATCCATCAAGCCTTTGGTCAGACCCTTGTTGAAAGTGCCTCGTTGACTAGCACCAGCAAAAATGGTGTTGAGGTTCTCAATGCCCATAGCGGCCATCGTCACATCCGTGGCCATGCCACGCATTTCCATTCTTACGGCAGCGATCCCACCCTTGAGATCCTTGTAATTCCGTTCCAGACCCTTGTAGGAAAACATGGCGGCTTGCTGCTCACGAATAGCGGCAGAAAGAACTGACAGGGCAGCGGCAGCGCCCGCTGCTGCACCGGCCATCATCTTGATGGCGCCGTGGTACCCCTTCATTAACCATCGACCAATTTTGAACAGGCCGTGAACAACAATCATTGAAGCCGCTACTAGCGCGAATTCGGCAACCATGAACTTGGTTGCCCCACCAAGCACCTTGGTGATCAGTGAGCCGAACCCCTTGACCAACTTGTCCCAGTCGGTCATGATTAGTTCAAACCGTTTGGAGGTTTGCTCCATGATCCGGCCGAACTTCTTAGAAGAAGCGCCGAGACTGGCCATGTTGTTGTCGGCCGCTTTTGCCGCAAGAGCGATTCTGGCTAGTTTGCGTTCAGCCTTGTTTAGTTCTCGCTCGCCGCGCAGGTGGGCTCTGACTACAAGATTTACATCGGCCATATGTGCTCCAGAGAGGACTCAGAGCCGGTTAGATACGAGGAGTTTTACTTGTTCGCCCGCTCTTGTCTCTCCCGGTCATCCTGTATAACTTTAGCACAAGCCAACAGAACAGCCCATTCGAAATCGTCACATTTAAGGAGTTCTACAGGACTAGTAGAGAACGCTTCTGACAGTCGCGCTGCAGACTTTATGTACGAATCTTCCCCTAGGAGAGTGAAGATTCGTTCATAGGGTCCACCGTGTCAACAACGTCTGAGAACCCTGCGGCTTCCAAAACGGCAAGAGCAGCCGATTCGACGTGAGGATCGTTTCCGAAGAAGTTGCGAACAGCATCCGGTACAGGACGGCCGGCACCGGTCATCTTGAGAATCACGGAAGAAGCGAAGTTCAAGGGATAACCATCGTCGTCCATGACTTCTTCGCCGTCCATTTCGACACCAACGGTCGAATGTCCAACGACGTAACAAGCGAACTTGGTTGGATCCAACCCGTTCTTGGTTTCTTCACCAGCCTGCTTGCGCCAATTGCGCATCTTTGATTGGTTGATGTTGGGGCTGATGCGAAGCATGACCCCTTCACGCTCGGGAACTTCGAGCAACACGATAGATCGTTCGACTTCCTTGGAGATCGTGTCCCTGAGGCGTTCGAGAATGCTGACTTCTGGGATGTCAGGGACCTTTGGGGCGCCGGTGGGGGCAGCCTTCTTTGCCGCTGGCTTTTCTTCAGAAGATTCGTCTGTGTATAGTTCAGTGCTCATGGGCAAAAAACTAGCACACCCGCGACTTGCTCACAGCAACTACCGAAAGTCGGAAAGATTTAGTGTGAAGCCAAGTCTGAAGTAACACCCTGACAGGCGAAGGTTAGCGAGAAGGTTGCTGGTGCTCCCGAAGAAGCATCACCTTCGGGCTCCGTGATACCTACCAGTAGCGCACTGGTGTAGATCCGGTCAGTTCCGGTGATTGTGATGTCGCAGTCCGTCAGGTACACGTTGAGCGTGTAGTAAGCCCGCCCGACCTTTGGCCTCAGAAGTGCCAGTTTGGCAGCAACGCCCTGGCCACCAAAGCCAGGTTCCGTGCTCTGCTCTTCTTTGTCGTCCATGTGGGCCGTGACAGTAATATCACCGATTTCGTAAGGGGCGCATAGCACAGATGGGTGCTCGGCTCCACCTTCGTAGACCTTCTCTACGGCTGCGGTAATTTCACCACCGGAAACCTGAGCGAATAGAAACTCACCCCACGAAGGGGAGATGTCGTCCGCTGGAGTGATCGAACATACGATCTGGCGCTGTGAAAGTTTTTGTGGTCCACCGTGTGGCATTTAAGTACCTCCGTCTACACCACTGAAGTGGTGAGGTTGCTCTTGACTATGTCGACATTGATTTGGTCGCCGACACTAGACACCCGAACGCCAATCTTTGCTTTGACGAGTCCATCCGCCAACTGTGTCGCGGGGTTGAGACTCTTGTCGCACTTGACGGTGTAGCCCATGTCGATTCGCCTGCCCAGTGCATCGAAGGCTTCGTACAAGGCCCCCGAGGTGCGGCGTGGCTCCAGAATGGCTATCAACCTGGCCGCAATCGCTGCGAAGATGTTGCCTCGGCCGTCGATAACACTGAAGACCAAGTCTTCGAGAGACTTGTTGGCCTCGTAAACGACTCCGTTGACTGTGTCCTGGGCGGTGATGTACCGGAAGTTGCTCGTGTCATTTGACAGGGAGCGTGCACCGTAGACCCGAACGGCTCCGTCAATGACCCGGAGGGCGTTGACATTGTCGTAGTCCAGTGCGTTGCCGACCGCCGAGTTGGCTTCGCTTTCGAGAGAGGCCACCCAGCGGGCTACGGAAATGATGCCAGCGCCCGGCTGATGGGAACCCTTGCCGTTATGGGCGCGTGCCCGACAGGCTGCAACGTATCCATCCGGTGGGATCTTGCGAGTGACACCGGCGAGGGCAGTTGGGACATTGACCCACGGCCAATACAACGCACCGTGTTCACCGTTCGATTCGTTGCTTCGGATGGTGATTCCCAGCGTTTCGGCTTGAGCGGAAGTTTGTGCCGCTGCCGAGTGGATGAGTGCGATCCGGTTGTGAGAGTTGGCGTGAGAGAGCAGGCCCTGGTATACGGCCTGAACCTCTGACTCCGGGCAAGCCACCGCACCGACCCCGTAGGCGTCGTTGAAGTTCGTCAGACCGGTGACGTAATGTGCAGAGGTCACGTTGGCGCGATCATCGGTGCCTGCTGACAGCGACTGGGCGTTAGCGAAGATGTCAACCAGTGCGCCGCCTTCGTCAGTCACGGTGACGTAGTAGGAAGCGATAGGGCTGCTGGTGAACTTGCTGACGATCTGATCGGTGGCCGTAGTGTCCGAGGCTACGAAAATCGTTGTGCCGCTGAGAGCAAGAGTGACGGTCCTGCTGTTAGCAACGCTGCCAGCAGCCGTGGTGATTGACAGACCGGAACTCCATGCACCGGGACCGTTGGCAGTGAACGTAACCGTGTCGTTGGTTCCGTCGTTCAGGGTTACAAACCCCGTAGTGGCTGCCGGGCCGGCTACGCGACTAATCCAGCACTGTGTGCCACCCTCTTCGAAGAAGGTTTCCACAGTTGAGTGAAGATACGCATAGGACTGGTACTGGCCGTAGACCGACTCAAAGTCGACAAGGCTGGCACAAAGGGTGGCTTTGTTTGTCGGACCCCGATCGGCGAGTCCACAAAAGAAAGCCTGTGAGGATGGCCGAATAGTGTTCCCTATTGGACCACTTCGGACTGCAGTTGAAATCGTGACACCAGGCATATGAACCGTCCCGTTGATATTCGTCTATTATTGTACGAGGACCTTATGGGGTCTTCGTGCAACTACTACCCATAAGATTACCACTATGGAGCCCCCGAAGAGTCATCCTTCTGAAGTCCGTGCGTTAATCTGACTTCTCTTCCTGGGTATCGCCGGCGCTACTCTTCGCGTCGGGCCGTTTTACCTCTTTTTCGCGAGGCTTTCCTCTATCAGTGGCAGGGGCTGAACAGGGGATAAGTGTTTTGTTTTCGATGAGTGCCCGAGTGATGTCATCTACTGATGACATTCCACCACAGGTCTTTGATGGTAGAACATGACCTTCGCTGGTGACCGTGCAAGAGGCCATAGTCGGGTTTCGCACCCAGGTCAATCCGGCAGGATCGTCGAGGTGGGATGCATGATCTGAATGCTTGAAAGTTTTATTCGCCATGATGAGATTGTACCTTATCAGTCGCCTACAGGATGTCCGAAGGAATCATACTTCCTCTTGACTGCCACCAAGCCACGTTCGATTGCATCCGCAACGTTTGGGTGATCGGGAGAACACAGCCCTAAAGCAAAAATGGCCACCCTGTGTCCATACCCACAAGTCGTAAGGATGAATCCGCTGTTGTTGTAAATTACCACAGCATTGGCGCGTTCGTAATCGAAGGCATCCGGATCAAGAGCGCTGGTTAATTCTTTGCAGATGCAGTCGGTTTCGACAATGGGCATCATTCGGAAGCACCACCCTGAACAGGGGCGGTCGCGAGTGAGAGTTCCTGAAGTGCCGCTCCAGCCGCAGTGTCCTTCGACAGACCGACGTTCTTAACCCCGAAGGAAACTCCGTCTTCGTCAACTGTGCCATAGGCCTTACGCATCACAACTTCATCAAGGGAGAGTTCATACCCTAAATAGGCACCAGCCAAAAAACGCTCACCTTTTAGAGGGGTAAGGTCTGAAAATTCTTCCCTCATACCCGACTCGTCAATCTCTGCCCGGAAGGAATGAGAAGGGTCAGTGGCTTTGAGGCTTGGATAATCCAACAAGGCTGAACGCACAACAGTTGTAAGACGGTCACGAATCAGCGTTGCGCTTTCCGAGTTGCCACCTCGACACCAAATGTAAGTTCTCATGTTGTATGCCACCCGATATTCGGGGTCCATACCGTAAGCAACGGTGCTTCCGCCGCCATAACCGACGCGCTCCAAGTTGTTTGTCGAGAGGGCAACCGTAATGATGGTGGGCCACTTGTCCAATGCCACGGGTTCGTAACTGAGATATTTGACAGGAAGAGGTAGTTCCGCGTCCGTGAGCCCTCCCCAGCCATTTCTGTAATCGAGTACGCGAGCAGGAAGATCCCCAGTCAGATAGTCGGTGACAAACTGCTTCGCAAAATGTGCACCGTGCATTAATCGAAGTGTAGGAAGTGCCATTACAACAGATCTCCGTCCCCGCCGTCTTCAAGGTATTCCCTCATCATCTTGCCCCAACGCCTGTTCGCGCCTGCTGGTTCAAAAATGATTTCACGTTTGGCCATGTGTTCTGTTCCATACTGGTGAAACTTTGCTATCCGAATATTGTTGAGGCTGAATTCGGCTTTGTGGCGATCGATGTCAATCTCTACTCCACGCAAAGTGGAGATGGCTTTGAAAAGTTCTCCAGTCTGGACGAGCGGTGGCGTTCCCGGGAAATGAACAGCCTTCCAAGACGCGTATTCTGCATCCAGCGGAGCCCAACCTCCCACGGCAAGACCATTGGCCATGAAGTTGCCGGTCCAGGCTTTCTGCAACTCGTCGCGGATTTCCTCTAAGGGAGGTTTGAAGTTCTTACCCCGGCGCTGTATCGCATCGATTTTGTTCTGGGCTTCGTCGTCGTCGTATTCGACATCAATATCGATCCGCATTACGAAACCCTTACGCGCCGGTATCTCTTAATGGCGAGCAATTCTTTTTCCATGAAACCGATTTCCGCCAGAGTGGTTTCTCTCGGATCGAGATCTTTGATGCCGACAACATCATCGTGCATGTTCTGCATCTCTCGAGCCGCAGCGCGCAAGATCATCAATTTGAACATCGGGATGCCGGAACCCAGCAAGCCTGCCGTATAGGTGACCGTGATCTTGTCGTTGGGCAGGCTGCCGTACACGTCGATTCCGTAACGGCGAATGACATAATTTGTATGTTCCACCAACGTGTCCGTAGTGGCAGAAGCCGACGCACCCCTACGCGTAACAGATGTAACAGTTACGATAGGACTATTGCGGAGATACACCGTCTCGGGCGGATCGGTAAAGGTCGAGACGGTGGGCCAGGCGCCAGAGACAGCGCTAGAAGAGTCATAATTGTAGAAAAAGGAGCCCATGGGAACGCCGACATGATCGGATTCCATCACATGCACCTCGTCCGTGTATGTGTTGACCTCAAGCGGGCGACCCAAATAGGTTTCCATCTCAGACTGTAGACCCGCCAAAATCACATCAGCCGAGTCCTCTTGCAAGGGACTCAGAGTCATGTCCATATATTTGACAATGTCGGCTTTGGTTACTAATGCCATGCGTTTCTACCATCCTCGCAGGCAAGTCACTACGATCCAGACCTTCTATTCCGCAGCGCTGCACGCGTCAGATCTCTTACGCTCTCGGTTCTGCGTCCTGAAGTCCTCCGCCTGAGAGCAGCACTTGCCAAACGGCGAGTTAGACCCGAGCGCAGTTTGAACCGGTCGGCCCAATTGGTTTGGATCCAAAAAGGCTGCAACGACATGAGCGTTACAAGCAGCCTAAATCCACTGAATATACCGAACTTCATAGAGGCTCCTACAGGATTCGAATCTAAGTAAGAGTCTACCATTCACTACCTGTCGGGATTGGGTGGCTTCTCTATAGCGACCTTACGACGAATCGCCAGATCGCTGTCAGTCGTCCCCGGCGGAGCCTCTACCGGAACCCACGCCCGAGAATACCTATGGTTCGCAACCTTCCGGTGCTTGATGATCGAACCATCTAACAACAACTCGAGTTCATCAAATTTCATATTGAATAAATCTTTGTATTGAGCGTCGGTCATACGCATGACACGTTTGAGTGTCTTGATCAATTTGGACAACTTGTGGGCTACCACCGCCCCACGTCCTCGATTGATTTGGATATGCAAGATCATCGCTTCCGCGTTGTCACAGTCGATCCACACCACGGGGACCTTCCCCTCGCACGCCTCGTTAAGGGCAGCATTGTCCAAACAGAGACGCAGGCGCTGTGCTCCATCGATGACATTGGATCCCTCCCGCTGCACCACCAGTGGCGCAAGAACTCCGTGTTCGGCGATGGACCGCGCCAAGACCAGCAGATCGGGCCTCAGAATATGAGTGGCACCCCAGTCGGGAACGTTGAGGGATTCACCCTCGACCAATTCAATCTCCATTTTCATTCTCCTTCAACCGGAGCGTATGCGCTCGCGTCTTTGGCCCGACCGGCGTTACTGACCTGGCGCTACCAATTTCCTTCAGCAGCAAGTGACGCAACAGGTTTTCGAATGGATACGAATATGGATCACGAGCATGCTTGCGACGGAACTCTGCAGTCAACGCCTTAGCCCGCTGAGTATTACCGGGTCCGATCATGTAGGCATCAATGAATTCCGAAACACCCTCCCAACCGTTCTCGGAATAGAGGGCGATGAACTTGTCAACGTCAACATCTTTCCACCATCGCCGCTGGGCATCTATTTGTGGAAAACACTCGCAAAGACGATCAAAGAACTCTGGTTCCGTTGCTACCAAATCGCCGAGGCGGCGGGCAGCAACAGCGTGCAGTGGAACTCCGACTCTAGTATTGGATCCGGTCACCACCGCCCGGTCGTAATATTCGCAGTAGGGCGCGTTGTGTTCTTCCGAAATGAACCGGAACACGTCATCAATGTTCCAGTCGTAAATGATTTTGGCCAACTTGAGGGGAACGCTCTTGCTCAATTTGTAAGGATTATTAATGTAATTCTCGTTCAACTTCTGGACAACCGACCTGTAACGAATCATGGACTCGGAAGCCCTGACTCCGGTAATAAAAGCGACCTGACCGGCCTTGCCCTGCATCATGTATTCGTCCATGGGTTTGGTCAAGGGCTTGGAATGATCTAACCCAAAATGAAAGGCGGTGATGGCCCAGTCGGGTATGGGGCGTACCAGTTTTCCTTCTTTTGCCCGCTCTTCATCCCAGATGATCAAAGACTGTCGGCGGCCCAACACCCAAATCTCCGCGCCAACAGGCAAGCAATACCACTCCATGTCAACCCAGTCGAATTGACGAACCATGTTGACGTATTCTTCGACGAGCGGGCTGACCATTTCTTCGTCGCGGAAAATGACTTTTACTGGACCCAGGCCACGTTCTTCATGGATTTCTTTGGCTAGGTATAAAGCCGCCGTGCTGTCCTTGCCCCCGGAGAACTGAACGCAGACGGTGTCAAATGTGTCGTAAACGTGCCGGATTCTTTGTCGGGCCGCCTCGACACACGATATGTCGAGGAACATTCTCTGACGACTCATACTTCTGAATGAGAATCAATAAATGAGAGAATCTTTTGCCCTGTGGTGGTTCCGTCATAACCTGGATTATTTCGAAGCCATCTGATGAAGTCGTACCACCGCTTCTGCTGGTCGGCATCGTCAAAAACGATCGTGTATTGGACCACTGCCCGCGGAGCGGCACCCGGCACTACCGCCGTGCTTCCTTGAACCGCCACATCGGCATGGTCTACCGAATCGTCGGCAACAATCTGTCGTGTCCCATCTTCATCTTCTTGGACCATCCCTGCCAACATTTCGGCTGCGGCCCCAACCACTTCCGTAATCCCCGGGATGATAAAACCAACCTCATCCCCATCGTCAGATTTTCCCCTCCTGGACTGTTCTTCGTAGTAAGCGATTTCGAAATCATCCCACTGGAGACTCTCCATCAAATCGTTGTACTCATCAACAATTTGAACGATCATCTCGGCCGCCTCCGCCGAATCCGTATGCCCCAACTCCATTGTTCGGTTATCTGCGAGAGCAAATGCAACCGCTCGCTTGTCGTCCGCATCGATCGGCACGGCAGCAATATGCGTCCATCCGAGACGCCTCACTGCTTCGACCTGATGGTTCCCAGCAATAACGGTTGACATGCCATCGCCATTGGGTCTCACCACAACTGGTTTGACTTGACCAAACTCCTCGTAGGAAGCCATGATCGCTGGGACATTTCCAACCCGTGGATTATGTTCCAACGGAGTAAGAGAATCCAGAGGAACAAGCAGGGATTTCAACGACTCGTTCACGTTGTGTTCCATCACGGACCTACTTGAAATCTGACATTTGCGTTGAGGGTTCGCATGGCGTCAATCGAGGTTCGCAACGAGAGTAACTTCTCCCGTTTAGCCTTGACGAGAGCCTCGGCGCACTTGAAGTCAAACTGCGTGTCGGCCAACTTGTAGTCAGCCCACGACTCCCGCTCCTTGATTGACCCTTTAGCCGAAAGGTACTCTTTGGCCCAACTGGCCTTGTACCGTGACTCCTTCTTTGCAGCATCTTCCGCCAACTGCTCGAAGGCTTCCGTCTCACTCTCCAACGATTCGATCAGGTACATGAGTTGATTCTCAATGTCGACCTGACTAATCGGTTGTGATCGGTTCACCGTTCTCCACTCCTATCATCATCAGTAATGGCTCCCAATTGATACCATCAAGAGCCTTGCGGTTCTCCGCCGGCCACTCGTACTGACTCTGGCCAAGATATTCGAGACCCATTTCATGAAGCACCCAAGCATCGATGCGATCCTCGATGCCCTTGCCCGACCATGATCTGTTGGTCTTAAACGACACAGCAGAAATGACCTCAGCCTTGCCGGCGTTCCCTCGACCGGTAGCGAACTTGGCTCGCGAGGTGGGGGGCACGAGGACATAGGGAATCCATGCCTCGTTAAACGCCACTTTTAGCACTCCACCGAGTTCCCCCAGGGCGTGCGCTCGAGTACGCGACCCGTAAGAGTAGCCCTCCATGATCACGCACTTGACATCATTTTCGAGACACATTCGCAAGACATAGTCGCGGATGTCCACCAGCCGCGCTGCATCTTCTTCGCGGGACTGATATGCGACACCGTGGTTATCGCCGGCACATATTCCCGTTGAAGTAAGCGACGGATCAAGTCCGAGAATGTTCATGGCATCCAACTTTTTTTAGCGAGGCCCAAGTCGACAGCGAGTTGGGGGCGGTCACCGATACGTTGGTGACATCTGCGACACACCGCCATGCAGTTCGATTCATCTGTGATGGATCCCCCCTGAGAACGGCGTTTCAATTCGTGGATATCGACGCTGCCGTTGCGAACGTAAGAGCCAGCCCCATCATGTTCAGCGAAAACAGGACAGGCTTCGCAATATGGGCGCTCTTCCAGCATCCTCTTAACCAGTTTGCGGCGCTCAACATATTCACGTTGTTTCTTCTTGCTGCGGCTGCGCATGATTGAAATCTACTCCTACTAAAGCGTCAGCGGATCTACCCGATCGAAGTCCCAGCGGTTCTCGAGAGTAGCCCACAGGGCTCGGTCGATTGCCGTATCCTCCAGATCGAGTTCGTTGAGCATCTTCCGATGTGTAATGATTGCTCGACGATAGAAGTCAACCGTTTCCCACGGATTCTCGGAGATGGGCTTACCCGTTTTGATCATGCTTTCCACTTGGCTCAGGCGACGTTCGACATGCAGCCGGAACCGTTCGACTTTGGTTTTACGCATGTCGTAGGCCCGTGCGGCCTCGTCCGCCAAACGCTTGCCGGGCCGCCCCAT